AAACCGCTTTTAATTCCGAAGCCCATATAACCCAACGCGCGACCAAGCGCGGACGTTGCCCCGTTCATTTGTTCGCTGTCTTTTGTGTATGGGGTTCGGCCGGGAAACACTTCCCAACAGAACGCGCGCATAGGTCGTACGTCGTCGTGGTCGCGGTAGACCGCTACTTCGCATTGAATGTAAACACGTTCCCCAATGGGGATTAGTTGCGGTTCGTTTTCTACGACGCGTAAGTCTGGGAATTTCAGTAACGCCAGTTCTAGTCGGTGGCGTACGTCTACATAGTCGGATAGGTCGAATGCCATTATTTTTTTTCCTTTTGTTCACGGCTTTTACTTTCCGCGTATACACAACACGCGGTAGCCCATTCGTTCGGCCAATGTTCTTTTATTTCTGCCACAATTGTGCAACGAACGCACGTACCGCCATTCGTGTATAGGTGACAACGACACACGTCGTTTAACATATAAACCGCGACGCTTACGCGTACTCCTATGTCGTTTCTATCAGTCATTAGGTATATCTACTTTCGCTAGTGCTATACGCAAGTTGTCCCATTTGTTACCCGCGTCTTTAGCTTGTGAATAGCACAAGTCGTAAGCGGCCTTGGCGACTGCTTCTAACGCTTCTAGTCGTGCGTTCTTTCGGGTCTTTACTGGTTCGTCGTTGCGTTCATAGTCGTAAAAGTCGTCGCGGTACTTGTCGAGTACGTACGGGTGGCAACCATTACGCGGTTCTTTAAGTTGAAAAACGTAACCGCTTTCGTGAAGTCGTGAAAGTGTCGCGCTTATTTGTCCGTGGTGAAGCCCCGTTATTTGGGCTAGTTCTTGCCACGTTGCGCCTACTACGTTTGTTTCTTCTAATAGTTCAATTATCTGTAAGCGACGTCGCGCGGTAATTCCGCTTGCGTCTTCGCGTTGTGCGCGGGCTTTTGACGTGTCCGAAGCCGCCACGTATGGCGCGTTGTTGTTACCCATTGGCGACCGCCTCTAGATAGTTTGCGGCTTGGTGTAGGTCTGCGGATAGTTGCCCGTCGTCTAGTAGGTAGTTGTAGGCGTGTTCGCGTAGGTCTGCTACTAGTCGCTTTAGGTCTTTTAGTTCGCGGTTTATTGCTCGCGGGTATTGCATTGCGTCGTAGCAGTCGTAGCAGTAGTCGCGTCGCGGCCCTTTTACTATTACTCCGTCGCGTATGTCGCGTTTCCACGTGGATACGTTCGCTTCGTTTCCGCAAGCTTCGCACGTGTTGTATGTGTCTTTAAAGTGTGCCATTGTCGGGTTCTTTCGTGTCGGGTATGTGGTTAAGGTAGCAGACGTTACGGGTTACGTGTGTCATTGTTGGCGCGGTTTGTTTTGTGCCACGCGTTGTTTGCGTTTTTGCATAACCGGCACGGGGTTTCTTTATTGCGTAAATGTCGCTTGTATGCGGAGCGTGTCCCGCAAGGTTCGGTTATTGGTCGTGGCATTAGTAGCGGCCTTTTAAAACAATGTTGCGCGCGACGGTTAGAAGCGCGATTTTTTCGTCGGACGGAAACAGTACGTCTTTTAACCAAATATTGGGTAGGTCGTAATCGCTGTAAATTTTGACCGCGCGGGGAATGTCGATTAGGTCGGGGTGGCCGTTGGCGCGTAGTTCGTCGCGTAAGCGGATTACTTTTAATGCGTTCATTACTTAGCCTCGCTTGCCCAGAAAATGCGGTCGTATGTGTCGCGAAGCCCCGCTACTTGTAATGCGTGTTCTTCGCTTGTTGCGCCTACTTCACATACGCGACGCGTACCGTAGTTTTTGTAGTCACCGAAGCCGTCCTTTTCGTCGTAGGTGGCGGCCTTAGCTTCGTAGCAGTAAATAACGTACGTCTTGTTTTGTGGCGTTGCGTTCATTGTCTGTACGTCATTTTGGAATAGGTCGTAGTTATTGTCGATATAAGCGCAAGCGGCTTTAAGTGTCTTGAAACGCGTGTAAATAATGTGACCGTTGTTACCGCGACGGTCTACCGACCATTTACCTTCGTGACGTGGGTGGCTAATAAAAATTCCGCGATAGCAGTAATCGCCTGTAATGAATTTTACGGGTTTAATTGTTGTCGGGTTGTTTTCCATACACACATAGTAACCACAAATAACCACATACCGCAAGTATCTAGACAAACTTTTTTATTTTTTTCCAGACGTTGCGCGCCAATGCCCAAGGCCGCCATTGTCGTACAGATAGCGCGCTACGCGTAGTTGGCAGTCCAAGCCCGTTAAAGCCTTTATGTGGCTTCCACGGGGCTTACAAATAGCAATGGTGACCGTACGCCAACTACCCTGAATTTGAAGTAGCCCTACGTCTGGGTATCCCGTAGACCGTCGAACCGCGCTAACGCTTTTGGGGTTACAACGGCTCTCGCGCCACGCGATACGGCTAAACGTCTTAATGGTTTTACGGGGAAGGTATTTAGCCATAACCGCTTCGTACTGGGGACAAGACCCCGAAGCTTGCGCGGGGCTTGGAGCCGCCACAATGGATAGGGCGAGTATGGCGGTTACAAGTATTCGGCGCATATAGAAGCCTTTCGTCGGGTTTTAGAACCCTAGCGAACGCTCGCCCCGTTGTGGGGGCAATGCTTTTTAGTCCTTATCGGGCTTGGGTAAAGACTGCCAGACGGCCTTTAGGGCGTTGGCGTCGTCCGCCATTTTTGGGTTTAGTTCAATGTGTAGCCATTTACCGCCGATACTGCCCGCGGACTGTTCGACGTTTTTGTAAACCTTCCACGCGTCGCGGTCGCAACGGTAACCGCGACCGAACTTTCCGTAGGAGTAATCGTGGACTTCTTCAATGCCTAACGCGGCCGCATTAGCGACTAACCATTCTGCTACTTCAACGGCTTTAGCGCGCGCCTTGGGGTTGTTCATATAACCCGCGTCTATTGCCCTAGCGGTTGCGTGGACGGATAGTACGCCTTTTTTACCGCGCATATCGCGTACTACCCACGTACCTAAGTTTGTGAAACCCCAACGGGCTTTTAAAGCTTTTATAAACCATTCCGTACCGACGCGTTTCCCTGTGGACGCTCCGTCTTTTGTTCCTGTGTAGGGGCGTTTCATTATGGCGCGGGTGGGGTTGGTGGGTCTTTTGGTTTATCTTTTAGGCCGTTGCCGGCGAGAAGACCAATTAAACCGCCGCTAAGTGTCATAAGCATTGGGGAAAGCACCGCCCAAGCTTCGGCGTCGTTGGGGGACTGTTCCGTCGGTTGAACAACGAACAGTAGACCGTACAACATTGCGGCCACGGAGAATAGGAAAGAACACGTAAGACCTATAGCTACGACGAACACTAGACGCGCTTTTATTTGTTCGTTACTTAAACGGTTTTCGGGTTTCATTGACAGCGCCTTTCAAATAGTCCTGTGGCTTGTGTTGTGTCGCAGTTTTCGCGTACGCGGTCTGCGCAAGCGGTTAGTAGCGCGGTAAGGCTAAGAATTGCTATTAGGCGTTTCATTGGTCGGCCTTTTTAGTGGTGGTGGTGGGTCTGTGTCGTGTTCCCAAATTACTAAAACGTCTTCCGCAACGGCCCAACCTTCGTTAAAGCCTGCGTCTAAAAGTAGTTGAACCATTGGTGGAGTAATCACGCGGAAACCTCAAATAACAACATAGAAGAACGGTTAGAGTTCGGTTGTACGTAAACAATGCCACCACCGCTATTACGGTTAAATTGCGTTTTATAAGTAACGGACGAAGAACTAGCGGGGCTATCCAAATAGGTAAACGTTTCGTGGGCTAATAAACCGCTATTTGTTCCGTAAACCAAGTCGTAAATAGTATCTAGCGTTGTTGCGCCGCGTAAAAGACGTAACGCCATTCCTGTAGTTCCGCCCGTCGAGTAACAGTTCTGCGAATAAATAACTAAAACCTTGCTAGAAGTGGACTGCGGGGTAATGCTTGCCGTTAAGTTTGTATCGGCAAAACCAGTAGTGCTATTACCGACGACGGCAGTAGTAGTACCTTCTACAACTTGAAGAATACGAAAAGCCCCGCGTAGACCGTTCATTAAAGCGGCCGTATTAAATTGACCGACGCTAAACGACGGGGGCAGGTTCGTTGGGGTTGCCATAGTTGTACCTTAATCCTTTACCAAGACAATTTACGGTTATCGAACTGCCCGTAAATAGGGTCGTCTAACACTTCGTACGGGTATAGCGACGTGTCGGCTACGTAGTACGTGTAGCGCGCGCTATCTGGGGTGGCGTCTAGTGACACTCCGAGAATGGTCATATAGTACGTCGTACCGCGAAAGCTTACGTTTGTGTTGTAGCCGGGCAAGTCCCACCAACCGTAACCGAGTTCTAAGTCCATTACGTTTTGTGCTTCTGCTAGGCACGTAATTTCGTTAATACCGAACGTTGGCGGGTTGTAGATACCTAGCCAATAGTCCGCGACGTCTTGCGCTTGAAGTGTTGAAACGTTAAACGTGTTAATGCGAAGTGTGCGGTATGGCGCGCTACCAACTTCGGCCGTGACTGTCCCTACGCTGTTTGTGTTTACTTCTACTTGTGTGTAGTAGTCGGCCGCTTGCGCGTCGAACTGTATACCGTCGTAAACTTGGTGCGTTGCGTTGTTTAAAGTGTCGGAAAACTCGACGGGCAACGTGCCTATAAAGTCTTTTGTATAAACGCCTACTTGCCCCGAACCGTCTTTAATCGTCGCGCCTACCGAGTTAGCTAAAGTATTAAACCATTCTGCGTAAGACCCGCTAACCGTAGACGTTGCAAGCGTTGGCGAATTAGAAACGCTAAACGTCGTACCGAACACAATGCCCGTATAGGTCGAGATATCGGACAACTGGTACGTAACTAAGTCTTGGTCTATTACTTGGTCGTTACCTTGAAGCCGTCCGAATTCGGCTAGCGCGCCTTCACATTCCAACGTAAGTAAGTCCGCGTTACCTACCCCGCCTTGGTACGGGATACCGTACGATACGACGACGTTACGAATACGACCGAACCACAACGTATAAGTAGCCCCGACACGTTTTACGCGTATTTGTGTACCAGTCACTAACGCAGTAATAGGCGACGCGTAACCATTTGGATAGCGAAGGCCGATAGTCATACGCGACGGTTCAAAAGTGTCTACTAACTTTTGGCGGCCACAAAACCCGTTAAGCGTCTGTACATTCGTTAAAGCCGTCCACGTTGTACCGTCCGTCGAGTATTCCGCGCTGTAATTGAATGGCATTACGACGCCACCCGAATAGGTATAGCCCCGTTCTGTCGTTGGTAACGACGAAGCGCGTCTACAACTGCGTTAGGGTCGCCGCCTTGGACGGTTACGTAAATGTCTCCGCCATTACCGCGGTATCGGTCTAGCGGTACGACTGCTTCTGGGCCGCGTTCGGCTATCATTGCGAGCGTTGGGCTAGTGACTATTCCGCCTTCTGCAAGCATTGGAATATTTGGTACGTCGAAACCTTTACCGCCTAAACCCGGCACCCACGACGGAACTTTAAACGAAAGCTTGCCTACCGTGTTGTTCCAAATTTTCGCGACGCCGTTAAAAATGCCTTTATAGATACCGAGTACGAAGTCTAAATATCCTTTAAAAAAGTCGAAGCCGCCACTAACTGCGGTCTTAATAAATTTAAAAACGCTGTCTACTATGTTGCGGAAACCTTCGAACTTTTTGTAGGCGATTACAAGACCCGCAACTAAAGCCGCAATACCGATAACAATAAGGGTTATTGGGTTCATTGCCATAACCGCGTTAAAGGCCGTTTGTATAGCGGTAAACGCTTTTGTAATTGCCGTCCACGCCGTCATAGCACCATTAACTAAAAGCACCGCGGCCGCAATGCCACCGATAGCACCCGCAATAATTAAAAATGTGTTTGTGTTCTCGCTTGCCCATTCGCCCATTTTCTGTAGGTACGGAAGTACCTTTTCGATAATTGGCAACAACGCCGCCCCTATCGTTTCTTTAGTTTCCGAAAGCGAAAGGCTTAACCGTTGAAACTGTCCTTGTGCGGTATTTGCTTTTGTTGTGGCGGCTCCGCCGAATGTGTCGCCGAGTTTTTTAATGGCGTCTTCTGCGGACATTCCGTCTTTAATTAAGTCGCGTAGTTCTGGGGATAGTTTTGCTAGTGCTTTAGTTTGACCGCCTGCGGCCTTAGCCATAGCGTCGCTAACTGTCGCTAGTGGCTTTCCAGTAGCGGCCGCTACGTCCATAGCTAGGCTTGCTAGTTCTTGCGCTTTAGTAACTGATTTTGTCTGGGTTACTAATTTGGCAAGTACGGGGCGTAGTTCGTCGTCGGCTACGCCTAATAGTTTGCCTTGGGTGCTTATCCAGTCTTCATTAGCGGCTATTTGTGATTTGGTTGCTTTAGTGTTTTTGCCGATAGTTTGCGCTAATTGTTCTTGCGCGGCCGCGTCTTCCATAGCCCCTTTAGCGGCGTCGAAAGCGGCTACGCCTAGCGCGCCAATAGCGGCCGTTGCCGGTAGCGCGGCCTTTTTTAATGCGTACGCGCTTTTAGCCCCAACCCCGTCTAGTTGGGCAAATTCTTTTTTAGCCTTGTCGAAACCCTTCGTATCTAGGCTCGAGATAATCGGAATATTAATAGCCATAGTTAGCGCGACTTTTCTAGACGTAGGTTCTTATTTAGTTTTTCACTAACACGGTCTAGAACCTTGGATACTTCGTCTTCAACCGTTGGCATAGCTTCACCTACGCCACGCGCCAAAACGCGGGGTGCTTCGGGGCTTGGTTGGTCGCCATAAGCGATTAGGTTCTGTACGAATTGGCTACGTTCGTTCACGCCCGCGTGGTCGTAAATTGCTCCGCCCGCGTCTTTTTGTTGTGCGGTCAAAAGCGCAAACGGTCGAGCCTTAAAGTCTACGGTCTGGGTGTATGCGCCTTTAATTGTGCGGCCGTCAAGGTACAACGGACGGGTAAACGTTACGGTACGTTCTTTACTTGCGCGTTTTGCTACAAGTGTTTTAATGCCTGCGTCTACGCGTCGTAAGTCGAAGTTAGTGTCGTTTCGGCCTTTAATCATTGACCCGCGCGCCATACCAGATAGCGGGTAATCAGTCGGCACAAATTGGCGGGCTTCGCGTACAACGGCCGCCCCTGCGCCTTGTTGTAGGTCGGTCGTTATTTGGCGTCGATAAACGCGGTCGAAGTCGTTTATTTCTTTTAACGCTTCTTGAATACCAAAAACTTCGAATTCACCTACGACGGGCATTATCGCGGTTTTGTTTCTCTAGGGCGTCTATTACTGTTACTAGGTCGCGTGTATCGAACGGCACCATAGACGGCCAAAAACCGACCGCTATTAGAAGTTCTGCTAGTTGGCGGCGGTAACTGCCGCGGGGGTAGGGTTTGCGGG